TTCAAGCTGAAATAGTTGTAATCGCCTTCCGCCGAGTCGAGTGCTAGAGTGCCGTATCCCGGAACCAGTATGAAGTCCCAGACGTTATCGGTTCGCGTCGGCCTCAAAGCGGGACGAAGAACCGTAGTCGTCACTTCCCCGCCGAATCGCCCTTGCAAGGACAGTAGTATCTGCGTGGGGTGCATGGGCGTTTTGGCGAACGGCCCCGTAAACTCGAAGGTGATCGGGTCGGTCGGATGGGGGCCGCCCGTGGCGACGACGGAACCGGCCCCGAGCACTCCATTCACTAGACTGGCGAACTGAGCGGCCGTAGCGTTCCACGGAATCTCCGGTACCGTATAGGTAACGAAACTGTTTACGGGACGGATCAGCAAGGTATAGAAACCGCCCGTAATCGTTGGCACCTCTTGCACGCCGCCGTTTTGAATGGTTGTGACTTCTACTTCCGAGTCATTACCACTGGCGGTGGTCAAGAACTCCAAGAGCGGTAGATCGGTGTACTGGACAGACCAACCCTGATAGACGATCTGGAAATGCTCAGCGGGAATCACGCCGCTGTTAGCCGAAACCCAGGTAACAGTCACCGGTTGGTTACTGACAGCCAAGTAGCCGCCCCGATTCTGGTCGATCCATTGCGTCTGAATCAAGGCGTTCAAGGCCGCTGCCAGCCCGGCATAGGTAGAGATGCCGCTTCCCGATCCTTCGATAGTCGGCGAATAGAATTCCCGGACCCAAAGCAACCGTAGCAGCGGCGGCTGTCCCAAGACATCCTGATCGGGTTTCAGGATTTCCGCAATCGGAACGTTGCCAAAGACAGCCCTCAGGTTCGCTTCATTGACCGGGTACTGAATCACGGCTTTGGTTACGACTTGTCGGGTCGCACCCCCGGTCCCTGTCGGCCGATAGACGAGTACGTGGAATGTAACGGCTTCTGGGGGCGGAGTGTTGGGAACGCGGATCGCCTTGGTCAAGGCGGTTTGCATACGGGCGGCAAGCTGCTGGCGTTGCTGCGTGTAGGTGCCGGTTAGGCCCCCTAGCGAAATCGGATCGGTTACGACGGTGCCTAGCTTCAGGTAGAAGGCGCCTTCCGTGGGCAGCGGACTGTTACAGACCGCAAGCTGGGTTTCCCTAGTACCGGGCGACCAAGCGGTTTGGACTGTACCGACCACCACGGGGGACGGAACGAGCAAAAGGCGGGGCTGGTAACTCTCCGTCGTCGCGTTCTTGGAGTGCACTTGGTAGACCACGGACGAATCGCCATTATGTCCGGCGTGCAACCGGAGATTGATACGATTGCCGGGGGTCCAACTAGAGTTGATGCGTGCCGTGACCACTTGCGTAACGGGCAAGTCCAGGACGTTGTTCTGGCCGGGGCTGGGCAGACCGGAGAAAGACGCGATTGGAACGGGCCACCACTGACGCAAACGGGCGTCATCCGCGGAAGCAGGAAAGGTCGGATTGGGGTTTTGTTCAAAACGTACCGTACCGGACAAGGCCAAGTCTGTCTGTGCGGAAGCCTGAGTCAGCCGAAGCGTAGCCGACGTGAGACTGAAGCCTTGGGGGACGTGCGGTAGCTGAACGGTGAATACCGCATAGTCGGTATCGGATTGGTCTCGGAAGTCCAACAAGGGGTCAGTGGAGTCCCATGTATCGTCATCGGGGTCCACGCCGTTGTAGTTGCTGTCCTCCGTAACCGGAAACGAAAGGCTGACTCCCGGTTTAGGGGCGATAACCAAGCGGATCAAGCCGGCGGGACCGGAAAGGGTGTCGTTCCAGAATTGCTTGAATCGGACGGTAAAACCGGTAGCCAGAGTACCGGTTACTTCCAGATCACCAGACTGGAAAACCCGGCCCGGACCCTTGCCATAGTCCAGATCGGCGGTAGAACCACTGACGTAGTTCCAGTCGCCTAGCAAGGCATCTCGAATAGCGGTTGCCGAAGAATCCCCTGAAATTGTGGCTGATTTGAGTTTGAAAGCCACGTTCGGGTGGTTGTTATGGCTGACGAAATACATTTCCAGATCAGCCGTGTCGGGGAACAGGGCCGCCCATTCACTAGGTAGGGCGTAATGATTCACCTGATCCGTATCCGGCTCCCCGGCCTCGTGTTCCGTAACCGTCACGTCTAGTTGCTCGGATTGAAGGCCGGAAGCATCCCCCGTCATTTCTGGCAGGTCGATTCCGTTCAGTGCTCCTGTAAAGGCACAACGAATCCGATTCCCCGGTAGGGGACCGCCGGTGCAAGTCACAGTCTGCGGCCCTAGAAGGGCCTGCAAGGCTGTTTGAAGCTGCTGTGCCGTTGCGTTGTAAGGAATGGCACCGGTCGTACCGAATCCGTCAAGGGTCAAAGTAAATGTTCCGGAAACCGGGTTGCCAATCAGCCCGACTTCCTGAATCTCGGAGAAGGACTCGTTGATGAACTGGTAGCCGGGCATACTGATTCGTTGGATTTCATTAACACCCGGACTGCCGTGTTGAATCGTAGTGACACTGACTGACGCCGTTCCACCAGTCAGATTGTCGTAGTTTGCGTAAGGCAGCGACAGATTCAATCCAGCGTACTGGCCGTATCCCCAGTCCAGCGTGAAGGTGGTATCATTGACCGCCGTTACCTGCACGTCGCCAATACCGATATTAGGCAGGGCTTCCAGAGCGTCCGCGATATTCTGGGCCGTTTGTTCCCTGTCGTTCGCCACGTAGGAAATGGGGGTCGTCGTTTGCCCTTCAATCGTCAGAGTAAAAGTACCGCCGGTGACATTGTTCTGGAAGGACAGCACGTGGACTTCGCTAGCGAATTGCACGTCCCGATTATCGACTTTCACCGTAAGCTCGAAGTCTTGGCCGGGAGTCTTGTGCGTGAAAGCAACTCCACCATCAACCGCTTCCGCCGTGATTTCCTTGAACAAGACTTCTGTGGAAGCGTTCCATGCCTCTGCAATAGCCGCCGGGTTGAAACCGTTGAAGGACAGCAGCTTGGTTCCAAGACCAATCTGAACAGTGTTACCAGTGAAGCTGACGGTATCCGACCCCGGCCGGACAATCAGCCGCTTACGCACTGCCACCGCGGCACCAACAAAGTAAGCCGTTGCCATGTCTGGATCAGCCCCTTGCGTAATTGGTTATTTGAACGGCAGGTTGCCAGTAAAACGAATCCTTTCCACTGTCCGCCAGAAGCGTTCCGCCGCCTTCCATACCTTATCAAGTTCTTCCTGGCTAATCAACTGGTCGCCTTGTTGCTGCCTGAAGATCGCGGGCACCTTTCCGTCATCCGTCAAAGGAATCGGATTTTGCGGGAACTGGGGCGGGGAACCGACGGTGATCGCCGTCATCCGACCGCCAAGCTCGTGATAACAGATGAATCCCGCGTTGTAGAGTTTGCGTTTCCAGCCATTGAGAATAGCTCCACCCTGACCAATGATCGGCCGATAGAACAACTGAAAGGACAACGGCCAATAGCCGACTCGGACCGCTCCTTTAAGGGCTGTGGGTTTCCAGATTTTGAACGGACCCAGCCGTAGGTTTCGCAGGAGCAGCGTATCCGGTGCATAGCTGATACCGTTGATACGTACTGTGTCGCTGTTGATGAACCGCCGTTCCTTGGCGAAGATGGGATTGACCGCAGCTACGTTTTTCTGGATGGAGATGACCGGGTACTCCACTTCGTCTTCGAGATAGATGGGTTCGCCGGCCGATGTAATGACCGGGGCCCATTTGTCCTGTTCGTTATAAGCACTTTTGAATTCTTCCCGGACCGTGTAGCTGCCGTACTCGATCTGGGCGGGAATAAGCAAAGGGTTTTCGAGTTCACCGGTACCAGGACCGAACTGAAGGGTTTCGCCGTCTCGTTCGTAACGGTCGGCCCAACGAATCCGGACTTCAAAGACTTGCGGGGCGTCTTCTACCTGAACCGGGTCGATTCCTACACAGAACAGACCGGTCACTGTTTTATGAGCGGCGAAGAACGTAGGACACTCCGAGTAGGCCATTACGTCTACCAACGGATCGTCCGGCGGTTCGTCGAACTCGCAAAGAAAGACCTCCGTGAACTCCATGCCGTCGGGCGTGCCAGTCCCTTCCGACCGGTACTTCCTTCCCCAGCGAATAACGTTTGCCATGACCGTCTCACTTGCTGCCGGACATTTTAGGTGTCTTGGGACGATGATTGACGAGTTCCGCGAGGATCGCTTCCGCTTTACGGTACAGGCCCTCTAGAATCTCCTGTTCCTTGTTACGATCAAGGCCGAAGGAAAGTCGCTGTCGGGCAATGGCCGCTTCACGAGTACCGACTTCCAAGGCCTCGTTGAATGGCTTGTCGAGTTGTACCCGAGTGCGGCGTTCGTACTCCGCCAGTTCCATTTCCTTGCGAATGTCCAAGGCCCGCAACAGTCGGTTGCGTAGGGTCGAGTCCACCGCCAGCCCCATCAGGCCCATCCGCTCCTCTTCGTAGCGTCGCTCGATGAGAGCACGTCGGCCCATACGATTCGGCTGTAGTTGATCCAGATAACGTCCTAGCTGATCGGCAATGGTGTCCGCGAATTGATCGGCTTGTGCCTGGTCGGCACGTCGTAAAGCCGCTTCTTCACGATCCAATAGCTGGCGGTGACTGCGAGAACGCATGGAAAGTTCTTCCAGTACCGCTTCCCGCTCCTGCACAAGCCGCTTGTAATTCGGGTCCATGTCCTGCCATACCATCCCCTTTTCCGCATCCCAGATCATGCCGCCAGTCAGAGCTTGAGCCTTACGACGGCCTTGCCAGTACAGAACGTCTTCATGTTCCGTGGTGTACTTGGCAGTTCCCAGCAGGACACTACCGGACACGGGAACGCCCGCCCAATAACGCTGCCGAGCCATAGTCGCCCATTCCGCCATAGCGGCTTCGCCCGCACGGGCCTCTGTTTCATAGACGGCCATCTCGGATTCAAGGGCTTTGCGTTTGATGCCTAATTGCCGCATCCTCTGTTCGTTGCTAGCGACCGTTTCTTCTCCGTATTGCATACTGTTCTGGAATTGCAATTCGGATTCGATTCGGTTACGTCGCTCGGTAGCCTGCGTCTCAAGCTCCTTGAACACCTTTCCTAGCTCTTGCATGGCCTTAGTCAGGATTTCCGTGTCTCGACTCACAGAGCTAAAGGCCCTTGAAAGCGGTTCCACCGCCGCCGTCAATGCCGCAAGGCCGACCACCGTACCCGCCGCAATCATCGGATTGGGAATGGCCGTAGCCAGGATGGCGGACAGGTTGTTGCTCGCCGCACGGGCAGCGGCCCCGATGCCGCCATACTGATAAGCCAGCAAGGCATCTTCAAGGGCGAACGACCCCTGCATAAATCCGTACCGCAGTTCACGCAAATCGGAGCCACGACCCCGGCGAAGAGATTCCTGTTCTCTACGCACCAGCAGGTTTTCTTGCTCGCGAATCCGGCGAATAGCTAGGGCGTATTCGCCAGCGGCTTGACCGGCCCGGCGATTAGCCCGTTCAAGGTCTTCAAATTCCTTGCGTAGCAACCGTAGCCCCGTCAGGTCTAACTGTTGCAAGTGGCTTAGGAGGCTGTAACGGCCCAAGGGACGACCCTCGGAACCTACAGGCACAGACGCCAGGCTTTCTGGGGGAAGGAATCCGGCGGCGGCGAACCCGCGTGCACGGCCCAGCATGTCGGAAGGGGCGTAGACGTTGAACAGAAAGCGGGGATCGTATTCCGGGGCGGGGCGAGCGGTCCGGGACAAAGCCACGGCTTCGTCAAGTGCACGGTCGAATCGGGTCGCGGCCAGACGGGCCTTGAGAGCGTCGCGACGTTGTACCCAATCGTCATGGTCTGCCTGAATCGCCAGTTCCTCAGCGGTAGGACGGCGAGTCCGGTTGATCCAGCTATAAGAGCGGAGCCATTCACGATACCGCTCGGCCTCTTCCGCACTCTCGCGCTGACGCTGCTCCGCCAGCAGTCGACGCTGTTCAGTGTCGGCGATTTCGGCACCACGCGGCTGGACGAAGAAAGGACGGGGGCCGATAAAAGCGTTTTCGAGTTCCCGGTCCCGCTCCAGGTTCAGACGCTCCCAGCGGGCACGTTGCTCCGCGTCAGCCTGCTGCCGTAGTTGCTCCCATTTAGCTCGTTCCTGGATGGCCTGTTGGCCTCGTCGACGTTCGCCCTCGGCTTGAATCTGGTCCCGTCGTTGCTGCGACTCCCGTTCCAGTCGCTCCAGCAGGTCGTACTGTTCCCGAAGTTTCTCAGTACGAATAAGCGTAAACAAGTCGAGCGGAGCACTGCGTTTGGCTCGTAGAGTCTTTTCCGCAGCGTCGTAGTCGGTAAGGAGACGCTGAATCGCAGCCTGAGCGTCACGGGTAACGGCCCCTACCATGATGTTGACGGGACCGATGTTTTGAGCCATGACTATCCTCCACGACTGCGGGTGCGAGAGGACTGTAGACCAGCTAGCTGACGGGCCAAAGTCTGAAACGCGGCGGCTACTTGTTTCCGGGCTTCGGTTACGTCGATTTGCTCGTAACGATTGTCCAAGGCACAGACTTCCGTGGGTCTAAAATCTTCCCACTGATCCCCCCGCCGCAAGTGTACCGCAAGCAGTTTGGTCAGATATTCAAGCTCGTGCCCGAACGGTTCAACAGCGTAATATGCCTGCCAAAGACGTAGCTCGACAGGATCGACGTGCTTCAGTACCCATTTCACTGTCCGGCCTAGATGGCCTGCCAGTCGGAATAGGAACCGGACACGTCGATCCCTCTTCAGTTTTTTACGATGGCTTTCTGAGTCGCGTCTGCGTTGACCAAACCGTTCGCAATGAGTACCTGATAGGCTAGTTCCTCAAAGAACGGTCCATGACTGCCGGCCTGCTTGATTCGGGCGATGTCCTCATCACCGAAAACCCGCTTGCCTTCCTCGTCGCGAATCCCCAGGACGACTGCGGTCGCGATGACATGCGGATGGTTCAGTTTGAAGTTTGCCTCTCCGTACAGGGCCTCCTGAAGCCGGAAATAACTGTCAGGGTCCAAGACCCGGCTGAACAGCTTCCCGTCCCACTTGGGCAAAGTACGGATACGTGCTGGAACCAGTAACGGGCGTTCCCCGGTGGTTTCTTCTAGCAGGGCTGAGCGTAAAGCCGAGTAGAGTTCACTGTCACTGCCCATATATACCCCCTAATGCGTGAATTTATTAGTTCGGCACTCCAAGGGACAGAACTGGCTCGCCGGTCGGGGTGATAGTGGCCGTAGCCGTCATCCGTTCCTCCAACTGTCCCCGAATCGTGAAGTCGGTCAAGGCCCCGTCGAACTGGATCGACGGCGGATTGGCGGGGTTGTACGCGTCGGCGGCCGGGAAGCGAATCGTGATGGATTCCTTTTCCGCCTTGATGGCGGATTTCCAATCCGAATGCGGGCTGAAGGCCAATGTCACGGTGAAGGGCTTCAGTCGAACGATGCAGGAATACAGGACTTCGCCCCAGCCGTTCGGGCTGTTACCTGTAGTCGCGTCGATGGTTCGCCGCGTGGCTCCCAACTCCGCGACTTCCAAGATTTCCGCACAGAACCCGGACCGAAAGAGAATTTCAGTCCCGCACAACATGATTGCCTGGTCCGCTCCGCTCATCGGTCAACTCCTGTTTTTCTGGGGGGAAAGGAAACAAGTGGCCCATGATCTGGGCTACGGTGTCGGACAAACCGCTCACAGCCTCTTCAAGAATGTTCATTCGCTGGCCTAGGTCCAGTGTGGACGGCGGGGTACCGGTGAAGGGTACATCGTCAATCTCCACGATCTGGCGGACATTGATGGTTTGGGTGGCACCGGATAGGGTTATCAGTTTAATCTTCACGCCGGGCATATCCTACCAGCCAGTTCAAGACGTAGGCCGGACTGCCTTGCTCGTTGCCTGTTGGGGATTCGGCAGTATCTTCATCCAGGTCTTCGAGCAGAACCGCTTGTATCCACCAAGAACCAATGGATTGCTGACGGGTCCGTTCCAGAATAGTGACTAGCCGATTCACTACGGGGGCGATTTGAGAGACTGTCCGTTCGGAAACGACAATCGTGCTGAAACGGCACAGTTTCAGGGTAAGAACTCCCGTGGAATGATGGCCGTGGTCATAACTCAACGGTCCGGTAACGATAAGGTACGGGCGAGAAGCGGGTTGCTCCGCTCGCCGTCGATAGATGCGACCCTGTAGAAGGTCCGCGAGTCCCTGTTGGCCGGTAAGCAGAGGCACAATCGGGTCGGCGGTCGTGTCCGTAGCCAGCCACGGGGCCATAGCGTCCCAAACGCCAATCACGAGTCCATCCCCCAACGAGCGGCTTTCATTGCGATCTTTTCAGCCATTACCTGTGAAAACAGAGTAGCAACTGTTGTAGATGTTGTCAACCACGCCTTAGCCATGATACGGTACTCAGGCCCGGCACCGGTTCTTCGCTTGGCCGTGCTTTCAGTAGCCGATAGTGCGGCGTAACGAGCGTTATAAAACCGCTGATAAAGACCGGTTACGGGGTGGCTGATATGGGGCCGAATATGGGAAATGTCGGGCTTGGCCGCCCTTTGAGCGGATCGGGAAAGCAAAGCCCACTCCCGGTTGAACATGACCCAGAAGAAAGCCCCGTTGATGATCTGGCGGTAGCGTTTAACGGTACCCCGTTCGATCAGATGAGCATGGGGGGCGTCTGAACCCCGCTTACCGTCATCCCGTCCACGCGGGCCTACAACAGCGTAGAAACCGTCGCCTGCACGGTACTGGCGAACTCGTTTGGCAATAGTATCCCGTAGCCGTGGGCGTGGGGTGCCGTCGTTCCGAACCGCCGGTCCCGACCCCACACGGTACATGGATTTCGCGGCCTGTCGTAGCGGCTCCACGGCACGAGTCAGAGAGGACCGGGCAATGCTGGAGCCAATGGACCGGCGAAAAGCCATTAGTTCCTGACGTAATTGCTCACCGCCTTGTATGTCGATTACGAACATCGTACACAGTCATCAGCATGGAAACAGACTCTTGGCGACCAATTCGATTTCACCTTCCCCATAATCCAAAGCGTTCAAGCCGGTGATCTGATACTCCCGCTCCACGCCATGTAGTCGATGCGTGAATTTCCAGTCTGGCTGGATACGCATTGTCTGACTGGTCCGGCGTACTCGGAAGACTACTGAGTTGACCGAGACTTCCTGTTGCTGAAACCCGGCTTCACTCGTGGACTGACGTACCCAGCGAATATGATGCTTGAATTCTGGCTTCCAGGTCGGGATATCGGGTTCGCCTGTCGCCAGCGACGTTCTCTGGGGGGAGAAGAACGTAGCACGATACGGATCGTAGGCACCGGCAGAAGGACCACTCACGGATAGGCTCTCCAGCGGAGTCGGTTGAGCAGGCTTTCGTAAGCCAGCCCCAGAGGATCGGAGCGTAACGGGGACGTGCCGACCGCTTCCCGATTGCGATACCAGAACCCGACCAACAGCAAAATCAGTTGCGTAGCGACTGGGCTTAAAACAGGACTGCCCGCCGTGAAGTCGACTTGAAAGGCGTCGGCCCGCGACTGGTTCAGCCGGGAGCCGAGCAGGCTGGGTACGAGCAGCAAGGGCGGTACCGTTTCCAGTACGCTGTAGCTAGTGACAGGTACTACTTGGTCGTTGGAGTCCACGTACTGGACCGCGACGACGGAAAACGTACCGCCTGTGTTGGGCGGAGCGGGTCGTTCCAGACGGACTGGAATCGTGTCGCGTGGAAGACCGGTCAGTGTCCAAGTAGTCGGCAGGGTAGGCAGCCACAGCCGCCATGTTTGAAGCCGCAGACTGACTTCCGCCTCCTCTTCGATCAGCGTTTCGGCCGTAAGCGCATACTGTTCAAGCAAAGCGTCGTCTTCCGTCCAGTCTGGTTCTGTCGGAAGACGAGCGTGCTGTTTAATCAGTGATAAAGGCACTGGTATCCCGTTAGGCGGGTTGATGCGAATCCACGCCTTGGGGATACTAGACCAGGTGCTCATGGGCGCTTCCGGGTACGGGGACGAATCTCAGAAGGATCGTCCGGGTCGACGGGCGGAGATTCGGGGGGTGCCTCCGGCGGTGGGGGCGGGGATGGCGTCTGTGGTGTCGGCGACACCCGCTCCACAACCCCTTGAGTCAGCCATTGGGACAGCAAGGCTTGTCCAACAGACGCGGGAACCACCTGCCCTTCCATGATCCGGCCGAACGGTCCGACCAACAACCGCTTTGCGAGAATCATTAGAGTCGCCTCATCAAAAGGGGCAGATAAGACAGCGCCTTATCTGCCCCAGCCGTTTGTAACGGGATTAGGGAACGGAAGGAGACACGAATCGGGTCGCGGAGGCCACTGTGTCCGGCTGACTAGTGGGAATCGTGCGGCCACAGCCCCGATACCCCAGCACGAAGTCGACCACTCCGTTCTGACCGGATCGTTTAATCACCGGCTTCAGCTTGTCCACGGAGCCGTAGGGGCGAACCACTTCGATAACAACGATCTTGTTATCTTGGTCGTCCGCTACTGCAACCCGGCAGTCGTTTCCTTCCTGGTCCTTGACCAGGGAGTAGCTGGTACCGTCGTTCGTCGATCCGTGAATCTCCACGGCGAAAGTACCACCGTTGGTCAGGGCCCCGAATCCGACCACGAACCCGAACACTTCAAAGTTGCGGCAGTCCAAGGCATTCGAGTCTGTAATGTCCGTGACTCCGGCGGCAGCCGGCCCCCGCAGTCGCGTAAATTCCATTTTGTCCAGCAAGCCAAGCATTCTTAGTCTCCTAGCTAGGCAGGTAGAAGGTCCAGGGGAAGTCGTTACGAGGCCGCGAGCTTGAGTCGGGTGAACGCCTCCTCAAGGATGGGCATTGCATCGACCTTCATGCGGCAGATGTACTCCACTTCGTTGGTTCGAGCACGAATTTCGTTCAGCCGAAGCATCTCGACTTCCAGCCCAACAGCAATCCAGTAGTAAGACCAGTCGGCCAGCAAGCCGAAGTAATTGCCGGCCGTGAAGGTGTTGGGCATCCATTCCGATTCATCCGCCGGCAGTCCCAGAATCGTGTCGGGTTCACCGACAATCTTCGACGGTTGCCAAATGTACTGACCGTTCAGGTCTTTAATCATGGCGATACGGGCCATAGCGTCTCGATGGAACATCCATCGGCTTCGATTCCGGTACTGGAGCTTCTGGTTGTACTTAGCACGAATCAATGTATTAAAGCCCCAGTGAGTAGTACCGTCCTCACCGGCATTCGTGTTCACGTCAGCGTCGGTAGACGCCACGTCACGTGCCGTGCTGATGCCCTCGGAAGAGGCGGTCAGGACACCTAACGGTTTTTCATTGCCATCCCCGTAAAGGTAGGCGTCTTCCAGTTTCTCACCCAGATCAATTGCCAGTTCTTCCTGCACCATCGTTTCGATGGGCAGCATGGCCGAACGGAGCAAGTCACGAGACAAGGCGATACCGCCAGTGATGTAATGCGGAGTCAGTCGGCGCTGACCGTATTTCAGGCTAGCATCCAAATGACCAGAGACATCAGTCAATTCCTGACCCCACGTAAACGTATTCACTTTCTGAGTACGCTTACGGACTCCCAGCGAACGGGCGTTCCGCACCACGAACAACCGTCCCAGCCGTTGCACAAACGTCGCGTCGTCGACGTTCTTGAGAATGCCGGCAACGAATTCCTCGGAAGCGATGAAGTAGCCGCCCTTTTCCTCAACGTCGGATTGAAGCCCCGCGTTGTGCGGACGGTATTCCCCCGCCTGAAAGTTACGAAACGCCGTATCGGGGTCCAAACCGGCCAGAACCCGATTGAACGCCACGGCGTATTCCGCCGATGCCCGTGGCCCCGCCAGCGTCAGCACCCGATTGGTGTGGCGACATTTGGCCGGGTTCCACTGAATGCGACGCACGCCCCCAGAAGCAGAAACGGAACCGGCATGATCGTCGGGATCAGTAATGCGGCCTCCCACGGGCTGGTCCTCATCGGTTTCGGCCAGCCATTCCATACGCTGCTTGGCTTTTAACCGATCTTGATACGCCGCGTGATAGGACTTGAATTCGGCCTCGTACCGGTCGAATTCTTGCTGGGCCTCCGCCGAAAGGATCGGGTTTCCGTCCGCATCCTTTTCGGCCCGATCTACGATGGACCGACACTTAGCCTTAGCTTCGTTCCGGCGGTCCAGCAATTCTTTCAGGGTGCTGTGGTCGGGCATCTAGGCCTCCTTTCAAGTCTCTGGTAGACAACGATCAAACAGTACCACAAGTCTCAAGGACTGTCAAGCTGCTGTTTCCATTTCCATCAGCCGTAATCGGATGGCGGGGAATACACAGCCCTTGGACGAGGCCTTGGAAGTAGCGGAATTGTAACGAGCCGCCATGAACCGTTCATACGATCCTTGTCCAGAACGAGCCAGTAGAGCGGCGGCTTCGCCATACTTGGCCTTGTTCTGAGCCGTGTCCACGGAGTCGTCCACGGTGTCGATCAGACGAGCGGCCTTGGCCTCTTCTGGGGAGAAGAATGTTTCGGCTTTCATCAGGTCCAGAATGGCTTGGCGGTCCTGCCCTGAATGGTGGGCGTAAATGTCCGCCAGATTGAGATCGACTTTATCAAGGTAATTGGCCGCGTCTCGAAGTTCCTGAGCGTTGCCGATGGTGAACAACCATGCGTTGTGAACCATCAGCATGGAACCACGGTGCATGATCCGACGGTCTCCGGCCATCACGATGATGGAAGCGGCCGAGTAGGCGTAGCCGTCGACCACGGTCGACAACGTGAAGGATGAATTGGCGAGTCGGCGTTTGGTGGCATAGGCCCGTAGCAAGTTGTAAATCGCCAGCCCTTCAGAAGAGAGGCCTCCCAGGCTGTTGATTCGGACATTCAAGCTGGTAACGGAATCCGGTACGGCGTCTAGCTGGCCGGCTACGTCCTTAGCCAGTACGGAGTCCTCCCAAGGACCGCCAATGTCGCCATAGATCAGAATGTCGGCCATAGCGTGTAGTCCAAAGAGAAAGAGATTTATTCGTCGGCAGGGGGCGTGCCCATCCGCAGTTGTGCAAGTTCTCCAGATGCGGCCTGTTCTAGAGTAGCAAGCTGGCTTGCCAAGATCAATGGTTTGTCGCCGATTTCGCCAAATCCTGGCTGATTGTCTTGCTTCCGCCATTCATTCGGAGTCAGAGCACCGTTACGGAGTCGGATTTCATTAGCCATAGCACGATTCAGAGCATCGCCTCGAAGCATGGCATCCAGATTGAATTCGACGTAGTACGTAAACTGTTCCACACGGGTGAACAGTTTCAGCCGTAGCTCGTTCTCCCATCGGCGAACCCACGGCATCAGTGTAAACATCACGAACTCGATAAGCATATGCTCGATGTTACTGTAAGTGGCCTTTTCCAGATCGGCTAGCATATGCGGCGGGACACCGAACCAACGAGCGATTTCACGAATCTGGAACTGTCGGGTCGAAAGGAATTCAGCATCTTTTGGGCTGATCCCCACGGCCTGCCATTCCAGGCCGCCCGATAGTACCCCTACGTTCCAGAAATTGTCTACTCCCTCATGCAACTCCGCCCATTCTTGACGCAGCGTGTCGCGTTCTGTTTTGGTCAGACGGGCGGCTTTCTTCAGGAACCCCATCGGTCGACCGCCCTTCCCGTAGAACATGGCACCGAATCGGTCCGCGGCCAGACCCAATCCAATGGATTCACGGGCACAAGTAATGGGGGGCCGCCCTTCAAATCCGTCCCATGAAAGGGCAGGAATATGGATTACCTGGTCGTGGTCTAGTTCGACGGGAGAACCACCGGTTCGCGGCGTTACCCGGTAGACGGGACGTTTGTTCGACCAGTCGATCCTTACTAGTCGGGGGTCGAGCAGGTGAAGCTCAATAGCCTGTCCCCGAGTGTTTCGCACGATTTCCGCGTAGCCATTGCCCCGCAGCAAGGCGTGGGCCGTCAGAGTCTCCCGGAAAACAGCCGCGGTCCGCCAACTGTCAGGCGAGACGGAGAGCAATCGTGTAGCTGGATGATCGACAGCTTCCTGCCGAGTGTCACCGAGTCTGCGGTAGACTTTGAGCGGCAACACGCCAATGGCGTTGGCGATGATCGAAACCGCACGATAAACAGCGGCATGATTCAGTGCCGTGAACTCGTTGACTTCAATGCCTGTAGTCGTCGTGTCGTACAGTCCCAGGATTTCCCGGATACGCGGATCAGTCACCGTACTGGAAGGGGTAACGGAAGCCTTGGCGGTGTGCTTACGACGGCGTGGCATAACGGTCCCGTTCTTCTCGGTTGAATAGTAGGATGCTGTCTTGCGTGTGGCCCCGCAACATAGTCGGGTCGGAATCGAACATAGCCTGTGCGATGACTAGGGCAATGATCCCGTCGATCTTGCGATAGTCATCTTTGGTTGGTTTGATCGGCCTGCGATTTCCCTGCCTGTCTCCTAGTACCTGGCAGTTCGAGAACTGCCAGGCCATAACCGGATTGCGGTTATGCGCGATTTCGCGTCGCAGGATCAGCCGTTCCACTTCCGCCGTCGGGGGTGCCATCGTAGCCATATTCTGCTTGACCGGGGTCATCATTTCTTCGCCCCAGCCATAGTCGTTGTACAGAATCAGCATCAGCTTGTCGGAGTTGTAGGGGTCGTACCCGCATCCGTGAAAGTCTAGGTTCTCCGCACACCACTGGAGTTTGTCCGCTACCAATTCGTAGTCGATGGTCCTTCCAGGAACGATTTTAATGTACTTGGACCACCGATAGAAGTCAATCTGGTTCTGGTAGCGCTTGGCCGTGTCTTCTGGGAGCCAGAACCAGAACCAGACATGAGGACGAACCCCGAATTCTTCGTCTGGAACCGAGAACATCAGACAAAGAGCGGTCATGTCCAGTGTCTTTGACAAGTCCAAGCCGCCTACACACGGATACTCCATCAGATCGGTCAGCGAAAACTCTTTACCGCAGGCCAGCCAGTCCTGAATGGCAATCCAGTTAGCCGCCGACTTCAACCACAGATTCAGCCGGTACATACCGAACCGCCGTAGCTCGGTCTGCGACCCGACTGAGTTATGCCAATCCGCCATCAACTCGGCTTGTAGGATGCCCCCATTACGCCCCATCGTAGGGTTCGCCAAACGACCTAACCGCCGAATGGTCGATTCGTCATAGAGAGCTTCGATTGGAGTGTCTTGCGGAATGGAATAGTCGAGGAAATAGAAATACGGGTTGTAATCGCGGTCGCTTTCGCACGCTACGTGTCGCTTCCCTTGCTCGTAGCGATGAAACCCGTAGCTATCGGCGTTGTCACCCGCCGTGGACATTTCCACGTGCAGCGGCTCGGAACGGCTGATGGTCGCCCGTTTTACCCGGTGCATCAGCTTGAAATCTACCACGTGGACTTCATCCACGAGCAAAGAACCGTTGAATCCTTCAGTGGACTTGGGGTTATCCCCCGCCACAACAAAGTACCGCGAACGGGTAGGCTCGTGAGTAATGGTACCGGTCGTTTTGTTGTAGCTGCATTCCAGACCAAGCGGTTCTCCGGCCGCTCGCGATGCCAGTACCATCTCCACGACATGGTTATGAGCAATCATGGCCTGTTTGGTGTCACGGGCAAGGCTGTAGCACTTTTGCCCGTATTCGCCATCGCCGCACAATAAGTACAGACCGGTTGCGGCCAAGGTCGGAGACTTGAAGTTTTTCTTGGCAATCCAAACAGACGCTTCGCGGAATCGGCGAATCCACCGCTGCCAGTCTTCACTGAAGTACACCCAGCCAAAGACCTGCATGAAGTATTCGTACTGCCAGTCTTCGATATCCATTCGCTGACCGGCCTTGTCGCCTTCGTACAGGATGCAATAGCGTTCGATCCAGTTAACAACGTGCTCGCCTCGGCGTTCAGAGAACCGGAACCCTGACTGAGCGGCCCGTTCGTCGGCCGCGTTCCGAATCCACCGTTTGGTAACGGCGTCGATACAAGTAACCGGTTTCAAACGGGCAATGTAAAAGTCGACCACCGGCTTGACCATTTCGGCGTGCCGGGGTCGACTCTGAAGCACGGGATCGGAAGATGTAGTTTTCCGCTTACGGCTCATGCCGCTTATGCCGCAAAGTAATTGAGAATCGCTTTCAGCAACCGAATCGCTTGCCAAACAAGGGTCGGGCTGATGAGTTTCAGGTTCTCACTTTCTTCCTGGGCCATGTCCAAAAGCATCATCAACTGCGGACCGATTTCCTCCAGTGTCACGGCTTCGTCCTCCGCTTTCCAGATTGGGGGTTGAGGAAGCGACATTTCCAGCAGACAGCCGATTGACCAGACAACTTTCTTGGCGGTGGCAGTGGTCAGTTTGCCGTCTTTCAGTTCGGTAGAGATTTCACGGATGCAGTCCCACGGAATTTGTGGCGTGAACTGGGCAGTGCAGGGCATGGGCGATACACCTTTCGGTAAAGACCTGTGATGCTGCCGTTACGATAACGGCACCTAGAACGCATCCGCGGCCCGGTCACGGGCGATAACACTTGCTTTCTGGGGGGGACGACCGTTCGTGGACTTGAAGGAAGCGGGGGTCAGCCCGAAGTCGTTCAATAACGAGCGGACCAAGATCATTATTTGGGTTCTCATCGCAAGCAGCGGGTTAGCCATTTCCCGTCCACGGGGACCGGGGACGATATGCCCCTTGCGGGCGATTTCGGCATCCATCTGTGCCAGACTGTCGTAGCAGCGACAAAGATGCTCGACAGAAAGCAGAAAGTCGCGGGTAAGTACCCCACGTTCCACGAGAATAGCGCAATACTGGCTCCACCGCCGTTTCCCTTCCTCTCCCAGAGAGCAAGGAGGCTTCGGAACGGTGGTTAACGGGGGCGGATTGGCCGGGGCCGGTTCCCCGTCAGCCGGAAATTCAATCGGTTTCCTCCCAGCCGGTCGCCCGCCCACACGATGGCGGCTCTGCGGTCCCTGTGTCTTCATATCGACTCCCATTAGCCGCGGTTACAGCGGTGTAACCTTCTGTACACCATAGGTTACGCCACGACTCGGCCCATCGTCAAGGGAATTTCGCTCCGATTTCGGGGCCGGCGATTCGCGAG